GCGGTTCGACCTCGTCGAAGACTTTCTCGATCTCCGCGTTCAGATGCTCACGCAGTTGCGGCAACTGTTCGACGAGTTGCTTGAGCTCGGTGCGCTGGACGATAGCGAGCTCGATGAGGCGATCGATCTGGGTCTGGGTGTCCATTTGTCAGGATTTCTTTTGAAGTTTTCCCTCGTGCTGGCGCATACAGACCGCTGTGCGTTGTGCGGCGTCCGGGAACTCGGTCGTTGCGACCGGGTCTGCCATGCAGCGAGCCATGAAGTCGTCGTGATTCTCGCCGGCGTTCGGCGTCGGTAGGTCGAACTTCTTCTTCTCGAGCAACTGTTCAACTGGCTTGCCCATCACAAACGGCGCGACGTGCGCGGCGCTGCGCTGATCAAGCTCCTTGCGGTACTGCGCGACGGCGGTCAGCCAGTCGTTCGCGTCCATCGGCTTTTGTTTGAGCGCAAGTTGAACCTCGGTCGCTGCGGAGAACTCGACTCGATTCTCGGCCGGCGCGCTGTTCTGCTGCCGCTCCTTGTTGAGCCGCTCAACGATGGCGTTCGCCCACGTCCGGCCTTCGTCGCCGCCCCAACCCATCCAAGCCTGCCAGCCCTTGCCTTGCTGATCCCACGTCGCGCCCTGCTTGTCGACCTCGTGGCGGTCGAAGTAGGCTTTCATGCGGCGCACGGTCTCGGCCGAGAGCGCCTTCTTGTTCTGGATGTCACGGGCGCGAGCGAGCCCGACGGCGGTCATCCCGCGCTGCGACGGCGGCTTGCCGGCGCGGACCTCGAGCGCACGGCGGGCGTTCGACGCCATCCGATCGTTCGGGACGTAGGAGTCCTCGGCGAAGTTGATCGTGATGAGATTCGAGGAGGCGTTGACCTGCTCAACGGGAGCGTCGGCCGTGGCGCCCTCGGCGACATCCGCCGGAGCGTTGTCCACCGTTCCCTTGCCGGTTGTCGCGTTGACGGCCGCAACCGATTCCGCCGTGACCTCGGTTCCGAGCGCCGCGGCCATCGAAGGATTCGCCGGCAACTGCTGCGTCACCATGCGGATCGCGGTCTCCGGGATCTCGTACTTCTGCGCGAGCTCCTTGATGTACGCGGCCTCCATCGCGATCTGCTCGAGGCGGGCGAAGGCGTCGGTGCCTTGCTCCGCGGCGATCTCTTGGAGCGACTTCGCGCCCTGCCGGTTCTCGTTCATGTTCGCCGAGGACTCGCGGCCGACGTCGATCGTCACCTTCGGCGGGAAGCGCCACTCGCCGCGGGTCGCACGCTTGAGCGCGTGGACCGGCGTCTCTCCTGACTCGAGCGGAGGCGGCGGAATCTCGCCGCGGGCGATGGCGTCGAGAATCACCGCGTTCTTGATCGGATCGAGAACCTTGTCGACGAGGACGCCTTGATGTTTCGTGAATACGCGGTCGGCCGCGGCAAACTCGGCGCGAACGCTCGGCCCCTTGTAGTCCTGCGTTCCGAAGAGCACGCCTTCCGGGATGCCGATGCCGATCGCGATCTCGTGCATCAAGTGCTGAACGAAGCCGGCGAACGCCTGCGACGGGCGAGAAGGCATCACCTCGATCCGGTCGGCCGTGCCGAAGTAGCGGATCATCCCGACCTCGGAGAGCTCGTTCTTCTGCGACTGACCGCTCGGGAGCGTGATCGACGGGTTGGGCGTGAAAAGGTTCCGAGGATTCGCCGCCGCCTTGTCCGAGAATACAAGCGCCGCCTGCTGCGACGCGAAACGCACGCCGGTCTTCTCCGCCTCGAGGATCGCGTAAAGCATACGCGCCGAGCGGATGCAGGCGTGAAAGTCGGAGACGCCGCGGAACTGATCGCTGCGGAATGGGTCGAAGTAATGGCAGAAGTTCGAGGCCGGAATCTCCTCCGGGTCGAAATAGACCCCGTCCTTCGTCACGCGGTACACCTGATACGAGACCGGGCGCCCGAACTCGTCGACCGTCACGCCTTGGTAATAGTTCGCCGGACCTGCCACGAGCGCGTTCGGATTTCCGATGCGCGTCGCCGGGACGATCTGAACCTTCAGTTCCTTGTCCACGCGACGCAGGACGAAGCCGAAGTCGCCGTCCACCGGGCGCTCTTCGCAGCCGATCTGCACGAGCTTTCGGAACGAGTGCCGGCCCGAGACATCGGCGCGCTTGCACCAGTCGTGAAAGTATTCGTTGACGATGCCGTTGTAGTCCTTGTTTCCCGTGCCGGCCGAGAACTCCTGCGGCGTCAGGTAGAGCGAGAACTTGCGCGTGATCTCGCGAGCCTGCGGGAAGTTTTCGACGAGGTCGCGGGCTTCCCACATCATCACGATGCGGTCGCGGACGGTCTGCGTGGATTCGCTCGGCTGGCCGTACTGACGCGGCGCGTAAATGCGATCCGTCAACGCTGCGTTGTAGCTGAAGAGCTCACGCTGAACGCGAGCCTCGAGTCGCTTGAGCGCATAGGCCGGAGCGACGGTTTCGATGGCGCGCTCGAACCACGGGCGGTTGCGGATGACCTTCTGAAAATCGAACGGCGGGTGCTCCATGTTAGTTCCCGTTGAAACTGACAAAAGTGACCGTATCGGTCGTCCCGTTCGCGTCGTCAATCGCGGCCTGAATCTGGCCGAGCATGGCGTTTAGCCGGCCGAGGTCGGCGCGGGTGACGCTCTTCCCGTTCAGGCTGTAGCTCGTGTTGAGCAGGCAAGCGCGGATCGCCGCGATCGTCTCTGTCTTGAGAGTCGCAAGCGTTCCGGTGTCGAGGCCCAGAAACGGGTTATCCATCGCCATGCCCTAGCGCATGGCGTAAAAACGGAATCTTACACGCTCGAACTTTGGGGCGCGTACTTGATGAAGCCGGCGATCGTCGCCATGCAGAGCATCATCGCCGAGGTATCAAGGCCGTGGTTCGGCGCGTTGCTTTTGACCTCCCGCCACTCCCAGACGCCGGTGCGGACCTCGACCTTGTGCTCGCCCTTCAGGTGTTCGAGGTAGAGCGGATTGACGTCCTCCGGCATTTCCCACTTCAGGTCGCCCTTGCCCTCGATCGCGAGCGATAGCACGTCCTTGAAGTAATCGCCGCTCCAGTCGTAGTAGTAGACATCGCCGCCGCGGTAGTCCGAGACGCGAGGCTCGGAGAACGGGAAATTGACTATCTGGTTGGAGCCCTCGTCCCGCATCGTCCAAGTCTTCCGGCCGTATCCGCGCATTCCGCGCCAGCCGAACTCGGCGCAGTCACGGTCGACATCTGCCGGCCGGTAGCCGCGGTCCTGCGCGACGCAGGCGTCAGGCACCGCGTAACGCTGCTGAAGTTGCCGAAGCTGATCACGCGTCTCGATGCGGCCGAACCAAAGCTGCCGGTAGCGCGGACCTTGCGCCGTCGAGAACGCGCCGACCTCGACCCACCAATGGTCCTGCTGACGGTCGATCGCCATAAAGCGGATCGCCTCGTCCGGTATCGCTTGGCCGGCGGCGTAAGTCGCGGTCGTGTAGCCCGACTTCGTCGTGAAGATCGAAACGGTCTTCTTCTCAACGATCCACGGCCGCGCTTCGCGCTTGGTGCGAAACTCGATCAGCGGCGTCTCGTCGCCGGTTCTGACAAGGTGATTCTGCGCCGCGGTCCACTCTTCGACGAGGAGCCGCATCGGCCGCGAGACCACGGCCTCGACTCGATAGGAGCGGACATCATGCGGAGCCCATGCGTTTCGCTGCACATATCGACCGGTGCGCTTCCATGCTGCGCGGGTCGCGTCCGAGTCGTCGGTCTGGTGCTGGCAATGGGGGCACTTGAAATGCACCGACTCGATCACGCGAGCGACGTCCCACGTCTCGTCATCCCTTCGCGCCTTCCGGTCCCACGCTACGCCGCCGGCGATCTCGCCGCGCTCGTCGCGGATCGCGAACGCGGCCGGGTGAGTCCGCTTGCACGCCGGACATTCGACCGACCACTCGCCCTCGTGGCCGGAGCGGAATGACGTGTCCTCGACGTTCCCCGTCTCGGCGTCCATGATCGGCGCTTGGCTCACGTTGTAGATCTTCGAGCGCCCGACCTCCTCGAACTTCGAGACGCGGGCGACAGCGTGACCGTAGACCTCCTGCCACCGCGGGAGCCAGATCTCGTCGTTGACCTTGTACCGGATCGACTGCGATTGCTGCGTCGAAAGGTTGGCCGGATTGAGCGTCAGGAAGAAGCCGCCGAAGTAAGTCTCCGTCGTCGTCCGCTGCGGACCCGGCCGCGGCAGCATTGAGGCGACCGGCTTGCACCGCTCGAGGATTGGATTGAGCCGGCTCTTCGCGTGACGCTCGACCATGTCTTCCGTTTGCATCGTCCACGAGATCGGACCGGGGTCGTTCACGATCACCCACGGAATCCAGACGTCAGCGACGAGCGTGCCGCCGACCTGCACGGCCTTGCGGAAGTGAACGCGGCGCACGAGCGGATCTTGCAGCGCGTCGAAGATCGGCAGCAGCCACGGCGTCAGCTTGGCGTTGAACGGTCCCGGCGTCGCGTAGCTCTCCGGCAGCACAACGTGCTTGCGCGCCCACTCGTAAATCGGCGAGCGGTCCAAGCGCGGGAGGCGCCACTTCTCGAGGATCTTCGCGACCTCGCTCATGCCGGCTGCGGCGCTGGAGTCTTCTTCGGCCGTCCTCCGCGCTTGCCGTTTAGCCGCGCAGCCGCGGCCTTGCGGTCTGACTTGACCCGACCGCCGAGGCGACCGAGCGCGACG